AGCTTGACCAGAAGGTCCTTGCCGTTCTGCGCAGCCATGTCCATTCTCCGATTTCTGCTGGAAAAGGGGCTCCCGTGCAGAACAGGCGCCCGCATATGTTCGATATTGTAAGGTTGAAAGTTGCCGTCAGTCCTCGATCCGCGCCCGGAAGGTCAGGTCGATCCGCCGCGTGTCGGCTTTCTCGACCCGCCGCGCGCTCGCCTTCAGGAACCACAGGCCCACCAGCCGCCCCCGCCCCAGCACCAAGGTCGCCCCGGTCAGCGCGTCCGACACCGCCGCCGCCGCCGCCTTTGCGGTCTGGAAGCCCGCCTGATCGGTCACGACCGAGACGACGAATTCGTGAAACGCCCCCCGGCCCACCTGGTCGGAGGCGTCCCGCACGTCCTCCGGGCCGATCGAGACATAGGTTCCCGTCACCGTCCCCGGCGGCGCCGAATCGTAGATCGCGCCTGCGACCAGCGCGTCGAGCGCGCTGTCGGCCATCAGCCGCTGATAGATCGCCGCCTGCAGGGCGGCCGCCGCTCCGTAACTCATGCCAGCACCTCCTCCTGCGCGAAGCAGGTCAGGTAATGCCCCTCCGCGTCCTCCTCGGCGACGGCGGTGATGCGAAACACCCGTGCGCCGTCGCGAAGACGCTGCTCGGGTTTCGGCCGCGACGGCGCCCCCTGCGGCGCCGCCCGCACGGTGATCCGGTAGGGCACGGACGACAGCGTGACGAACTCGCCCGCCCGCTCGCGCCCGGCGCCGGCCTCGACCCGCGCCCAGACCACGCCGAGCGCAACCCAGGTCAGCCCGTGTCCGCCCGCCCCGTCCGCCACCCGCTGCGCCTCCTCCAGCACCAGCCTGCGATTGAGTCGCGGCGCGGTCATGCCGAACCTCCGCCCAGCACCCGCACCGTCCGCCACCGCTCGATCAGCGCCATGACGCCGAAGGGCATAGCCTGCGGCGCGCCACCCTCGTGGCGGAACTCGTGGTAATGCGCGGCCAGCAGGAACAGCGACTGCGCCAGGTCGGCCGGCACATCCGCCCAGACCGCTCCGAACCCGGCGGTGAACACCACCGCGACTGTGCCGCCGACCGGAATCCCCGGCAGAAGCGCGCCCGCCGCGACGATCTTCGGCCGCTGCGCATCCCGCACCAGCCGGTAGCGGCCCGCGTCGATCACCTCCGCCGCGCCCGTCCGGTCCCTCACCGTGACCGAGGCCACCGCGCTCACCGGCGCCATCGGCAAGGCCTGCGCGTCGGGCCAGCGCCACCCCTGAAGCTCCAGCAGGAAATCCCGCGCGATCAGCGCCTTGCCGATCCGTCCCTCGATCGCCGCGATCGCCGCCCGCAGATAGCCCTCGACCAGCGCATCCTGCGCCCCGTCGTCGGCAAAGCCGGTGCCGAGCCGCAGATGGTCCTTGAATTCCGCCACCGGCAAGGCCGCCAGCGGCACCGCCGTCACTTCGCTCAGCATCATGGAAGTCTCCGATAGTCACGCCCTCCCCCGCGGGGTTCGGGCGCGGGCCGGCCCCGCATTGCTCGGACGGAGGGAGCAGCTAGACAACACGGGGGGTATGGGCGACCCGCGCCCGGGCGGCCGGGGCCCGAAGGCCCCGACCGATCCGCGTCTCTTACGAGACCGCGAATTTCAGGAGCTTGATTGCCGCGAAGTCGCTCACGTCGCCGCCCACCCGCTTGGAGGCGTAGAAGAGGACATGCGGCTTGGCCGAGAACGGATCGCGCAGCACCCGCATGTCGGGGCGCTCAGCGATCGTGTAGCCCGACCGGAAGTCGCCGAAGGCGATCGCATGGGCGTTGGCGCCGATGTCCGGCATGTCCTCGGCAACAAGCACCGGGTAGCCCATGAGGCGGGCGGGCTCTCCCGCCGCCAGCCCGTCCGACCACAGGAAGCGGCCGTCGGCATCTTTCATCTTGCGCACCGCGCCGGCGGTCTTGGAGTTCATCACGAAGGTCGCGTTGGCGCGGTATTCCGCGTTCAGCGCATAGACGAGGTCGATGATCGCGTCCGAGGCGTTGGTGGCCGCGAAATCGCCCGCAGCACCCGTCGCCACATAGCCGAGCGATCCCCAGGCCCAGGCGCCATTGGCAACGGTGCCGTGCGACAGGAAGCCCTTGGGCTTGTCCACGCCGTCGCCCGACACGAAGGCCTGCGCCTCGGCCCGGGCGAAGCGGTCGGCGATGCGCTCGGCGAGCCACCCCTCCACGTCGAAGGCGCTGTCGTCCAGAAGCCGCTGGCTCGCCTTCGGCATCGCCGCCAGCTCATGAAGCGGGATCGAGATGCGGTCGATCTGCGGGGTCGAGGTCTCGGTCAGCGCCGCCGTCTCGGTGGCCCAGCCCGAGCCCAGATCGGTGTGATCCACCAGCACGTCGAAGGACGTCGCCTCCACGTTCACCACGCTGGCGATGGCGCGCAGCGACGCGGTCGTCTTCAGAACGCCGCGGATACGGTCCGAGGTTTCCGGGTCCACGAGGAAGCCGCCCTCGGCGTTGACCTGGGTGTTGAGCGCCTTGCCCTCGAGGACAAGCCCGCGCAGGCCGTCGTCGTCGCCCGACCGCAGATAGGCCCCGAAGGCCTTCTTGTGCGGCGCGTCGAGATCGACGGCGGTGGACAGCGCCGGACGACCGGCGGTGAAAGATTTGCGATCCAGCATGGTCAGTCGCTCTTCCTGTTGTTGCAGCTTCGATGTCATCTCGTCCTGAAAGCCCTTGAACTCGCTCAGGAAACCCTGAAGAGCAGACTTCACGTCCTCGGCCGGAGCGCCAGACACGCCTTCCCCGGCCCGAGCCTTCGTCTCGGTCGTCTTCATACCCATCACCTCAGTCTGGGGTTGGTCGGCGGGCCGCTAGGCGCGCCCCGCCAGTGTCCGGCGCGCCTCCTCGAACAGCGCCGCCAGCTCGCGCAGGGCCGCCGCCTCGGGCAGATCGCCCTTGGCCGAGACCCGCGCCTCGGGAAGCATCGGGAAGGTGACAAGCGACACCTCCCAAAGCTCCACCTCGCGAAGAAGCCTCTGCCCCTTCGCATCCTTCTCCGCCGTCACCGTGCGGTAGCCGATCGACAGCCCGTCGATGGCGCCCGCCGCGACCAGCGCCGCCGCCTCCCGGCCCTTCTCGACCTCGGTCAGGATGCGACCCTTCACGCGCAGCCCCCGACCGTCCTCGGCGATCTCGTCCCAGACGCCGATCGGCTGCCCGGCGTCGTGCTGCCACAGCATCCTCACCGCGCGGCCCTCGGCCTTCAGCCGCTTGAGCGACCGCCCGTAGGCTCCCGGCAGCACCACGTCGCCGCCCTGGTCGGTCACCCCGAAGAGAGAGGCATAGCCCTCGATCCGGCAGCCGTCGGTCAGCGTGATCGCGTCACCCGGCTGGCAGAACTTGGTCTCCAGCCCGTAGTCGATTGTCCTCATGTGCCTCTTCCTACTTCGGCCCGAACTCGATCAGGGATTGCACCGCCTGGCTCAGGATCACGCCGACCACCCCGAAAACCGTCATCCACAACCGCTTCTCCACCCCGCCGATCATCGCCTCGATCCGCTCCAGCCGCTTCTCGACCGTCTCGAACTGCAACGCCATGATCCGGTCCACGGTCTCGAAACGGTGCTCGTGCGCGCACTCGAAGGGTTCCTTGAGATAGCGCGACCCCGCCATCTTCATGCCTCGTCCGGAAGCTTCGGCAGCCCGAGGATCGCGCGTTTCTCGGCATCGGTCAGGAACAGCGCCTCGCCCACGCGCTTCCACTGCTGGTCGCGCTCGCCCGCAAGCGCCGGCACCTGGTCAAGGTCGGGCCTGAGCTCGACCTGGCTTCCCAGATGCGTCGACAGCCAGTGGCTCACCGCCGCCGTCACGCGGGTCGCCAGCGGCAGGACCGTCAGCCGGTAGAACGCCCGGTTCGCCTCCTGGTAGTTGGCATAGGTCGCGTCCCCGGGAATGCCCAGCAGCATCGGCGGCACGCCGAAGGCGGTGGCGATCTCCCGCGCCGCCGCCTCCTTGGTCTTCTGGAACTCCATGTCCGACGGGCTGAACCCCATCGGCTTCCAGTCGAGCCCGCCTTCCAGCAGCATCGGCCGGCCGGCGTTGCGCGCGCCCTGGTGATGCATCTCCATCTCGTGCACCAGCCGGTCGTACTGGTCCGTCGACAACTGCCCCTGCCCGTCCGCGCCCTTGTAGACGATCGCGCCCGACGGCCGCGCGGCATTGTCCAGAAGCGCCTTCGACCAAGCCGAGGCGGCATTGTGCACGTCGACCGCCACCGCCGCCGCCTGCATCGGGCTGAGCCCGTAATGGTCGTCCTGCGGATGGAACGACTTGATATGGCAGACCGGATCGACCGGTCCGGTCATGTCGAACCGGTGCTTGCGCCCGCCCACCGCATAGTCATAGGCGACGGGCCAGCCATCCGCGCCCGGCACCAGGCTCATCCGGTCGGACCTGAGCACGTGGAGTTCCGCCGGCAGCCCGGCGCCACCCACCGCCTCGACATAGCCGTTGCCGCTCAGCAGCAACTGGCCATAGAGCGCCTCGAACAGTTCCGCCCGCCCCTGCCCCGGATTGGGCCGGCGCATCAGATCGATCACCGGGTGCACATCATAGCGCCGCGTCCCGTCCTGGCAGACCAGCGGCAGCGCCGCCGCCGCCTCGGCAACCAGCTTCACCGTCCGGAATCCGACCGGATTGCCGGAAAACCCGGTCTTCGTCAGGCTCGCCGTGTCGCGGGGCGACCAGACGACGCGGCCCGACGATCCCCAGGCGATCACCCGCCCCGTGGCCGAGGCCTTCTGCTCCGGCACCGCGCCCTCGGCGCGCCGGAAGATGTTCCATGCCATCCGATCTCTCCTGTCTCGGCACGCCGGCGCCGCCGCGACGCGGTCCGCCTGCCCTTCATCTTGCTCGAAATACCTTCTGGGGGTGTGGGGGGCCGACAGCCCCCCGCCTCGCCCTCACAGGCTCCGCACCTGCGGGCGGCGCCAGCGCGCCGCCGGCTCCACCATCAGGTCGGTCAGCGCCCAGACCAGCGCGTCCACCCGGTCGGGGGAGCCCTGGCCCTCGTAGCCCGTGACAGTCATCCGGCACATCTGGTCTTCCAGCGCGTGAAAGCTCCCCGCGTGATGCACCCGCCCCTGATCGTAAAGCGCCGCCACCGGCTCGGCCCGCGCGGTCTTGCCGCGCGAGGCGCGCACCGCGCGGAACGGCACCATCGGGTCGATCTGCCGGACCACCGTCTCGACCAGATCACCGCCCTGGTTGACCTCGGCCACCAGCCGGTCCGCGCCATGCCGGTCCATCGCCGCGATCGCCGCCCGCGCCCAGTCGGCCGGCGAGGCACCCCGGACGGTGGCGTCCTCCAGCACGAAGGCGCGCCAGTCCGACGGCGGCCCCTCGGTCAGCGCGCCGACCACGACGATCCCGCATTCGTCCGATCCCGCGTGCCCGGTGACCGGCGGATCGACCGCCACGACGATCCGGCTGAAGCCCCCGGGCGCCGCCTTCCGCCCGGCGTCGAGCCGCGCCGTGGTCCAGAGCGCACCCTCCGCCTCCTCCAGCAGCACCCCGTCCAGCTCCTCCCGTTCCGTCCTTGTGCCGGCATAGCGCGTCCGCACCTCTTCCAGGAACGACGCCGCGAGATAGGCCCGGTTCGCTTCCGTGGGCGCCTGCGTGAGCACCGTCGAGGGGTTCTTCACGATCGTCTTCAGCACGCCGACATTCCGCGGCGTCGTCGTCACCACCTGCCTGGGATGCTCGCCAAGCCTCAGCGCGAACTGAAGCATGTCCCACGTCTCCTTCGCCTTCTTCCACTTGGCAAGCTCGTCGACCCAGGCCGCGTCGAACTGCGGCCCCCGCAGGCTGTCGGGGTCGAAGGCGGAATAGACCTCCGCCACCGCCCCGTTCGGCCAGACAAGCCGCTTGCGCGTCGCCTCCCAGGCCGGGCGCCGGTCGGGTGGCGAACAGGCGAGGATGCCGCTCTCGCCGAAAATCATCACCTCGCGCACCTGGTCGATCGTCTCGCCCACCAGCGCCACCCGCCGCGCCCGTCCCGGATCGCCGGCCCGCGATCCCTCGACCTGCGCCCGCACCCATTCGGCGCCGGCGCGGGTCTTGCCCGCGCCGCGCCCGCCCATGATCACCCAGGTCTTCCAGGCGCCCTCCGGGGCCAACTGATGCGGCAGCGCCCAGAACTCGAAGAGCCAGGGCAGCGCCATCAGCGCCTCGTCCGTGAGCCCGGCGAGGAAGGCGTCAACCGTCTGCGGCGTCGCGGAGGCGAGCCAGCCTGCGGCCGATCTCATCGCGGGCGGCGTCGAGGTCGAACGCGCGCCCGCCCGCATCGCCTCCGTCACGGTCTTCCCTGAGTTTCGCAACTTTCGCCCTTTCCTCGAACACGATCTGCAGGGCCGAGCGGAGGTCTCGCATGACCCGCACCCCGTCCTTCAGTTCGCTCAGGTCGCCTTTCCGCACCCGGTCCATCGCGGTGTGGATTTCCACGACGATTTCGTCCAGAAGCCCCATCGCCTCGGTCACGAGGGGCCTCGTCATCGGCTCTCCGGCCGGTGTCTCAACGATCATTCAGCTTGCGCCCGCCTGTCATGCCTGCCCGCACGAGCGAAATGGAAAAGCGGCCCCGGGGTCGTCCGCCCCGCGCCGCTCTCGCACTTCTTCTAGCTTGCCCGAAGGAATACCCCCGACCGTCCGCAAAGTCAAGAAAAATAATGTTTTCAGAACGTTAACGAAGCGTGCGCGGCCCTTCCCGCAAGGCCCTCAGTCGCCGCTGCCGTCCTGCTGCTGCCCGGCCTCGAGCGCCCGCCATTTGGCGACGTTGTCGTTGTGCTCGGCCAGCGTCTCGGCGAACACATGTCCGCCCGACCCGTCCGCCACAAAATAGAGGTAGTCCGTCGCCTCCGGGTGCAGCGCGGCGAAGATGCTGTCGCGGCCCGGGTTGGCGATCGGCGTCGGCGGCAGCCCGTCGATCACATAGGTATTCCAGGCCGTCTGCCCCCTCAGCTCGCTCTGCCTGAGCCCACGACCCAGCACGCCCTGACCCTTGGTCAGCCCGTAGATCACCGTCGGGTCGGTCTGGAGCTTCATGCCGTCCCGCAGCCGGTTCAGGAACACGCTCGCCACCACCGGCCGCTCCTCGGGCACGCCGGTCTCCTTCTCGACGATCGAGGCCATGATCAGCGCCTCCTCCGGCGTCGCATAGGGCAGCCCCTCGGCGCGCGCGGGCCACAGCTCGGCCAGCACCGCCTCCTGCCGCCGGCCCATCTCCTCCAGAAGGGCGCCGCGCTCGGCCCCCCGCACCACCTCGTAGCTGTCAGGCGAAAGATGCCCCTCGGCCGGCACCTCGCCGGGCTCGCCCGACAGGAACTCCGCCCGCTTCAGCGCCTCGACCACTTGCCAGCTCGTCACCCCCTCGGCCAGCGTCACCCGGTAGCGCACGTCGGGATCCTCAGTGCGCGCGGCATAGCCCGCCGGTGCCTCGCCCGCCGCCGGATCGAACTTGACGACCTCGACATAGGCATCCGTCGCCGGATCAAGCTCGCGGACGATGACGTCCGATGCGTTGACCCCGATCCGGTAGTTCACCTCGGTCCCGCAGGTCGACTGGCCGCTTGCGGTGATCGAATCCACGATCTCGCGCATCGAGGCCTTGGGCCGGATCAGGAACGACCCCGCCTTGAGGCTCTCGGCCTTCTCCTCATAGTCCGCGCCCACCCGGAAGATGTATTGCGAGGTGATCGCCCCGCGCTCCGACAGCGTGCCGGCCACGGCGCGGAAGCTCGCCCCCCGCTCGACCTTGAAGCAGATCGCCTCGGCCAGCGGCCCCGGCGTGGCGTACTGCCGCTGCCCCCAGGCGACAACGCCCGCCGCCGCCACTAGGATCAGGATGGCGATGGTCAGGAAATTGGAGGCGATGTTGCGCCACATCAGGCGCCGGCCCGTCCGAGCACGAGCGAGGCGTTGGTGCCGCCGAAGCCGAAGCTGTTCGACAGCGCCACGTCGATCTGCCGCTTCACCGCCCGGTTGGGTGCCAGGTCGAGCTTCGGCTCCACCGCCGGGGTGTCGAGGTTGATCGTCGGCGGCGCCACCTGGTCGCGGATCGCCAGCACGCAGAAGATCGCCT